TTAATTCTTTTGTCGTCATATTTTATTACTCCCATTTCAATTTTTTGTTATCTTGTTGGTATTCTGCGTCAATCTGTCGTTCGAGTTCCATAAACTCACGTTTGGGTTCTTTTTTCCTTGACTTGACGACCCGTTTGTGATACTTTGGGGTTCGTAGGTCTCTAGCGATTGGATTTTGTTTGTTGGACATACTGTATTATATCAGGTTTGAGTGGATTTGTCAAGTCTTTTGATAGATTTTCCCAAGAAATAACAATTCCACGTTGCCATTTTTGAGGTTCTATCGCTTGCGTTTCTCTAATTCTTTTGATATCCATCGTTTTGCTCGTGTGTTTCGTATGGGTGATTTGATCAGTCTGCGTACTTGTTTGACTGCCATACTCATTAAGTCTTCGTTGGGTTGATTATTGTCGATCACAATGAAGTTGCCGGCGCCAAATAATCCTTGATATTTTCCTAAGTTGCGTTGAACATCTTCCCAAGAAGCTTTGACTAAATCTTCTGGTAGTTTTCTGTCACGTTTTTCGTTTCGATTCAACGCCACTTCTAAACTTGTATTGACAAAAATCATGTACGAATCATATCCAATCGTGTCTAATTGACCTTTCACTCTTTTGATTTTATCGTAGTCTTTTCCGGTGCCATCTAAAATCAGACCAAGACGACCATCGACATACAGTTTCATTTGTGCGTTGGTTAAATCTTTCGCACGAAGTCGCAGGCGATCTCTTTTCTCTGGATCCATTGTTCGCATATCTAACGATTCACCTGCATCCCGAAGAATCTTTTCAAAGGCGATGTCTGGATTAATCGTTTTCATTCCTAATCCACCAGTTGTTCTACGTGTGACATAAGATTTGCCACTGCCGGGCCCACCAGCAAGGAAAATTGCTTTGAATATACTCGGATCATAAATGCCCTCATCGAGTAATCCTTGCATTACATCTATGAGATTTTCTTTCATTAATCTAACCCTGGAATAATCTTTTTTGCGATATTTCTTAATTTCTTTTTTGTTTCAAGTTCCCAAATGAGAAAAGATTGACAAACACTTCCACAGTAGTTGTTCTTCTTTCCTTTCATGTGAGGAAACATTGGTGCAGTTTGTGGATTGACTTTAATTGCACTCGGTATAGAATCCGGTGGAAAAAACATATTACATCTCCTTAATGGTCTCATTTACATCTATTTATGATGCGTTATAATTCTTCTTCCGTGTTCAGTGATATTGTTGATTTCATGGATGGTTCATCATCACCAATTGTTTGATTAACTGCAAATAAACCACTATGATAAGTATCTCGGACACATTCTATAATCATTTGATGTTCTCTTACGTCAACAATGTGACGTATGTCTGTGATTAACCATCGACCTGATAAATGTTTGTCATAATTATCATCTGACTTTTTTTGAATTGGTTCTAAACTTGGTAATTGTACATCAATGATATCACCGACAGCAACATAAGTATTTCCTGCGACCTCTAATTGTAGTCGTATAGAATCAAAATTTAAAAAGGTTTCAATATATTTTTGTAACCATATATTACTACGATTGTCATATGCTCTTGGATCATTAGCACTTTGACTATGTAATTTAGTTGCACGTGGAGACACATAAATTTTTGATCTAGGAAACTCTCCGACATTTTTGTTATCAAAAGTTTCAGATAATACGCTACTGTATAATGGAGAAAATCCATATTCATCATCAACGTGTTTACGTGAATCAAATTCATTAAAATAATCTGTTTGTGTTTTTGTAAATGTTTTTGTATGAATATCGTGTGTATAATGTGTTGAACCAAGCATACCGGTCGAAACGTTTGCAAGATAATCATTCTTTTTCATAATGGTATACTTTCGGATTGCTCTCATATCCATTCCAATGTCACGGAAAGATGGATCATCAGATGCTCGTGATTGAGATGTGACTGTGTATTTCTCAACAACTTCTTTTGGTTCATTATTCTTATGTGTTAAACTACTAAAACTACGAAAGTTATATCCTCGATGATTTTCATAAAACAGATAACCAGTGTTTTTATCGTATTGACTTTCAGAACGTTTTTTAATTGTTCGAATAAAATCAAAAGGTCTTACATTAGGTGCTATTAATTTATGACTATTGACTGTTTTTTCTACAAATATGTTTTTCTTTGTTGCAATAATATTTGGATCACGTAAAATAGTTTTTACAATTTCAGATGGTGTATCTTCATATGCTCTGGAAATTCTTGTGCGAGTGTTTCGAATTGCTTCTTGTGTAGTAAAATGTAAACGATAAGATTGTTCACGTTCTATGGTTCTAGTAATATCTGATATCTTATAAACACGAGCGTTAAATTCTTTAAAATCTATTCTATTGTTTCCTGTTGCGCCAGGTGTGTATAAAAGAAATGATATTTTCTCTTGTCCACATAATGATTTGTAATAAATGAGATTTGATGAATCTCTAATAATAATATTTCCGTATATTGAATTTTTATTGATGCTCTCATATACATTTAACTCAATGAGAAGATTTTTGATGTCAATCTTCTCTCCATTGATCGTGTGTAACACAACATCTTTTAAGCGATAGTCGCCAGCAAAATTCATCTCATCAGGAAACTGCATAATTATCTCTTAATAATTTTTTTAAACTCTTCCACAAAAATACCTAGATAATTAATATCCAATAATCGTATTTGTCTTTTTTCATCTTGTAATCGATCTTCATATTCTCTATTAGTAACAATAGTAGCACCAGAGGTATCGCTTGAGACTTCTAATTTAATTGTGGTATCACCAGATGTTTGATTTACTTCATAGTGATGAATACCATCAATATTATTACCATATTTATTTTTTAAATACTTATTGTATGAAACTGCGTCTAAAGGCCAATCAAACCAATTTGTAATATCATTCATTAGTACAACAACCCAATGATACTCTGTACTTCCATAATATTTGTCTGCAACTATTTCCGGTGTTTCTCCATTTACCACATCATATTTGTCAAAGACTAAAGTGTTTGCACGAACTTTACTTCTTATCGCAACACGTCTTAAAATGTCTGTGACAAGTTTAGCGTTCTGTCCTACACCTGTAAAATCATATTCGTATAATGGAAATTCTCTAAAGTACATTAAAATCCTTGTTTAATTCTTTCTTTTGTCATTATCTCTACCTCTTTAAATGAGAGCGTCATCTCAGTAGTAACAACAGGTGGTGCATCACCATCTGGTGTTGGCATTGGTTCAAATGTTTGATATTGTCCGTCGGGTCCATAATTAACATCAACACTTGTAAGAACACAATTTGATATAAATGGTAACCAAGTATTTTCTACACCTTTGTACATAAAATGAATTTCAAATTCTGATGGATAAATTAAATAACGACCTTCTTCATATCCATCTCTCTCAGGTAACATATGAAATTTAAATAATTTAATTATATTGTCAACGGTTAAAACTTCTTTCTTATTTCTTGGTGTAAATCTAAATGTATAATTGAATGTTCTAAAATCTACTTTATCAAAAATTGCTTCTAAATGTGGATTGATTGCCTTTTGTGTTAGTAAACGAAGTGTGCCCGTTGCGTCACCAGCACCAAGTAAATCACCTAATGCTAATGCTCCACCCTTAACACCTCTTTCAATAATTAAATCATTTAAAAAACCTGTTCCTTGTTCCCCCATTCGATCAAGTATATCACCTGCAGTAGCACCTGGACCAAATCCAAAACGTTTTGCAGCCTCACCTGCTAATCCCAATTCACTATCTCTATAACCTGCATTATAAGTTGTCTTCAAATTAGGAGGCATATAAAGAGCAATTGCGTCTGATGTTTTTTTAAATCCTAATTGATTTCTTACTGTTGAACTAGACTTTGGATTTTTATTTACAAGCGGAGGTTCTGTGAAGTCATTTCGCTTACTATAACTAATACCAGTGTTTAATTCTGCTACTGGTTCATAGTTTGAATTATAGGTTGTCACTCCATATTTTGAATTGTATGTGCGATAGATATAAAATAACATATAGTGACCCATATCATCATTTGTTAAATCTTCTGGATACTGTATGGTACCAAATGAGTATTTGTTTTCTTTTGTATGTGAAAATTGACTTGTATCAAATTCAAAGCTTTCTTCTTTTTTAATGCTAGTTCCTACTGGTTGTCTTGTTGTTGAACCACCACCTAAAATATTTCCTAACAATCCTCGTAAATGACCTGATACTTTTGACATATAAGTATTTATAATGACATTTCGAAAGACATACAAAGGTAAGTACAAACCAAAGAATCCTGGTAAGTATAAGGGCGACCCAACGAACGTTATTTATCGAAGTTTGTGGGAACGCAAGGTAATGGTGTATTGTGACAGCAATCCTGCCATTTTAGAATGGGGATCAGAGGAAATGATTGTTCCGTATAAATCACCGATTGACGGGAAATACCATCGATACTTTCCAGATTTTTATCTCAAGTATAAAGATAAGAATAATAATGTACGCAAGTTGATTGTTGAAGTCAAACCTAAAAAGTACACAAAACCACCAATAAAGAACCCCAAACGTAAGACATTAAAGTGGAAGAATGAAGTTCTACAGTATGTTAAGAATGAAGCGAAGTGGAAGGCCGCCAGAGAGTGGACATCAAAACGTGGAATGGAGTTCACAATACTGACGGAAGATTTCATACGCCCATATAAATAGTAGTATGGGAAAAATCCTTGATGATATAAGAAAAGCCGCAGGTGATAGAAAACGTTCTGTTCAGTGGTATCGTAACAAGATTAAAGATTTGGGTGCAAGAGTTTCTTCACGTAGATTAATTAATCAAGGTGCGTTAGCACGTCAACCAAGTTCAGGTAAATTAAATTTCTTTTTCTATGATCCTAAGTTGAAAAGTATATTACCATACTATGATCGTTTCCCATTAGTGTTGCCGATTGGTTCTGCCAAAGGTGGATTTCTTGGAATTAACTTTCACTATCTACCAATCACGTTACGTGTTCAATTATTAGAAGCACTAGACGGAAAGAATTTATCAGCAGCTGATTATAACAGTTTAAAAAGAATTAGTTTGATTAAACCAACTATTAAACATTATTTGACAAACCATGTTCGTTCTGGTTTTCTACGAATTGATGAAGAAGATTTTCTTCCTGCTTGTTTGTTGCCTGTACAACAATTTAAGAAGGCATCGGCAGCTGCAGTTTACTCAGACAGTAGAAGGATAGCAAGTTAATGGCAATATTTAGAGGTGGTAAAAGATTAGGTCCTTTTGATTTAAGAATTGGATTACCAAGAGGTAGAGAGTATGATAAATTTGAGGTACCACCTGCTGGTAATCCAGAAACAACAATCAATCGATTTAGAGCAGCAATCGCAAAAGGAGAGGGTCTTGCACGTACAAATAAATTCTTGGTTCGTGTCAACGCTCCTCAAAAATTAGAATTAAATAAAGTTTTTAACAATGAACAAATACCAAATACAGAACTAGCTCGACTAGGTACAAAACAAGCAAGAGCTATGAATAGTAGTAACCAAGAGATTGGTAGAGAAATAGGATTACTATGTGAATCTATTACGATGCCTGGTAGAACATTCAGAACAAATCCATATCGACATTATGGTCCTTCTTATAACTATCCAGTCGCAGTAGAATATACTCCTATTCAAGCAACATTTATTGGTGATAAACATTTACGTTTAAGACAATTCTTTGAAAATTGGCAAAGTCTTATATATGATAATATGTCAAACAATATGGGTTTTTATGATGACTATACATCAACAATTGATTTATTTCAATTAGGTGGATTGGATGAACTCAATGATAGAGATGCACCAACTTATGCTTGTCGTTTGTTTGAAGTGTATCCTAGTGTTATCGATCCTATTAATTATGCTTATTCTGATAATAATCAATATGTTAAAATTATAGTGACATTTTCTTACAGAAAGTGGTTAAACTACAATATAGATATAGATGCCACAGGAAAAGTCGGTGGTCTTTCCTCTGGTGAAATCAAACCAGGATTTCAAGGTCCAGATTGGTTTGCAAAATTACCACCTGAATTGAAACGTACAGGACGTGATGCCTTTAATGCATTAAAACGTTCTATACCAATTGGTGCTGTCTTTGGTGGAAAAGTATTCCCACCATTTACATTTTAATGAGGAGATATAATGGCTTTACCAAATATTAATCAACAAACTTTTGAGTTGAACGTGCCGTCAACTGATGAAAAAATAAAGTTTAGACCTTTTCTAGTAAAAGAAGAAAAGATATTATTACAGGCACAAGAGAGTAAAAACAGTTTAGAATTAGCAAATGCGTTAAAAACTGTTATTAAAAATTGTACATTTGATAAAATTAATATTGAAGAATATCCTAGTTTCGACTTAGAGTATATTTTCTTAAATATTCGTGCAAAATCTGTAGGAGAAATTGCTGAATTGAAAGTTAAATGTCCTGATGACAATACAACATTTGCTGATGTAAAAATTGATCTTACAAAAATTAATGTTGAAGTTGATGTTAATCATACAAATAAAATTGAATTAAATAATAAAAGTGGTGTAGTGATGACATATCCTACAATGGATACTTTATTATCTTCAAACTTTGAAAATCCTACAGCTGATGATATGCTTAATATTATTGCAAAATGTATATTACAAGTATATGATGGTGATACCGTTTATGATAAAGCGGATACAACTGATGAAGAAAGAAAAGAGTTCTTGGAGAGTTTAACACAAGAACAGTTTAAGAAATTACAAGATTTCTTTCAAACAATGCCTAAGTTAAAACACATTGTTAATGTTACTAATCCCAAAACAAAGAAAAAAGGTAAAGTGACATTAGAAGGTCTTCGTAGTTTTTTTTAATATGCCTCTCTCATACAAACTTCGAGGCATACTATAGAATGAACTTCACACTCATGCACGTGCATGGGTGGTCACTTGAAGACATTATGAATATGTTGCCGTGGGAGAGGGAAATATATGTAACACTTCTCAATCAACATATTGAGGAAGAAAACAAAAGACTAGAACAAAGGAGTAAAAAATAAATGGCTGAAGAAATAAAAGAAGCAGGATTTCATCCAGCAGACACAAACGGTGACGGAAAAGTATCACCACAAGAAGAAAAGATGTACTTAGAGTTCAAAAGAAAAGAACTCGAAGATCAGGATGCTCAAAGAGATGCAATGAGAAAGATGACATGGTTTGCTCTAGCAGGTATGTTATTATATCCATTTACAATTCTGATTACATCATTACTAGGATTTGATAAGGCAGCAGAAATCATTGGTGATATTGCACCAACATATTTTGTGGCAATTTCAGCACTCGTAGCAGCATTCTTTGGTGCTGATGCATTAAAAAGTAAAAAGAAATAATTTAGATGGCACAAGAAGTAACAAGTAAAGATTTTAGACTTTTCATTGAAGAACAAAAGAGAACCAATGAGCAGTTATTAATACTAAAAGATAAATCTAGTGAAGAAACTAGTGGCACTTTACTTGTTGGTGAATTATTAAAACAAATTAAACAAGGTGATGAAGAAGCATCTACTCCAGCAGAATATATTAAATCAGCATTACCTGAAATTCTTAATGAAAGACAATTATTTAATCAACAAGAAAGACTTGGTGTATTCGAAGTTGATGATATACTGCAAGGAACAAATGCACTATTAACAACTCAAAACTCAGCAATTGCACAACAAACTTCGACTTTCACTGATATTCTCAAAACATTACAAGATACACAATTAGTTTTACAGTACATATATGCAACAGGCACTAAACAGATATCAGTTCAAGAAGCTGATTTGGCATTTCAAAAACAATTAGAATTTAGAGCAGAAAGAGAAGAAGCAAGAGGTGGTGATGAACCACCTCCAGTCACTCCGCAAGAAGAAGAAAAAGATGATAAGAAAAAAGGTGGATTCTTTGCGGCCTTTGGACCTTTAAGAGCATTGCTTACAGGTGCAGTCAGCATACTTGCAGGATTATATACTTTTGCTATTGCATTAAAAGACCCAGCATTTAAACAACAAACAAAAGAAACGTTTGAAGCATTAGGTGACGCTTTTGATGCAATGAAAAGTTTATTTGTTACAATTGGTCCTGCTGTTGCTTATATTGCTAAATTTTCATTTCAAGCATTAGAAGTTGCATTTAAAGGATTAGAATCTATGTTTATAAATCTACAAGATTTTATAGACAATGGTCCAAAACCAGAAACATACGAGGGATTGCCAATGACGGCAACACTTGCAAATAAATCTGCAACTACAACAGCAACAACATTACAAAATTATCTCACTAGATTAAAAACAAGTTTTATGGCAATGGATTTAGACATTGTGAAAATATTTAAACCACTTGGAGAAACACTTAAGGCAACGGGAACTGCAATATTGAAAGCACCAGTTATTTCTCAAATTTTAGGAGTATTTGGTAAGACAGGAAGTTTTCTATCAGTATTAGGAAAAGCAGCATGGCCTTTAACAATCATACAAGGTGTCTATGAATTTTTTACAGGTTACATTGACACATGGGAACAAACAGAGGGTGAACCATATTATAAAAGAGTTTTAATATCACTTGACAAGGCTGTATATGATGTAGTTGATGCTTTAGTTTATGCACCTGTTGATTTTATGACACAAGCGTTTGGATGGATGTTAGGTAAAATGGGCATCAAAGATGAGAATAATGAAAACTTTTTTAAAGATTACAGTATAGAAAATGCATTAAATGAATTAACTTTATCAACTGAAAATTTTCTTAATGATATGATAAATGGTGCTGTATCAAAAGTTACACAAATTTGGGATGATTTTATGACATGGTGGGATAGTTGGGATATTACTAGTCTTCTACCAGATTGGGCAAAAGTATTTGTTAATGATGCTGAACCATTGAGTACAGAACCTGGTAAAACAGGAGATACATTTGAATATTTAAGTGATCCTGTTTCTGGTTTTAAAGGTGGTCCTGATGAGTTAAAAGATATATTAGATGAAGCTTACAGTAATTCATCTAATGTAACAAAACAACAGCTTGATATTATGAAAGACTTAATGACTAATACTGAATTATTAAGACTAGAAAAACAAAATAAGGGTAATGTAAATGTTCTTTCTGGTGGTAATAGTATTAACACTTATGCTAAATCGGATCTCACACTGTCTAAAAGTGTAAGACCCGATGATTTTTCTTACAACTTGCTCATGGCAAGTACGTAATCCTTTCTAAAAATTAACAGTTCTCAATACAGGTTTTCTCATAACCATTTGAAAAGCGTTCTTAAATCGTTTATTCATTTTTTGTTGTCTAGTCAAACGTTTGTCTTTGTTTAAAGTCATAGTCAATAGATGTGCTTTTCTTCCTGTGTCGGGCATGATAATCTCCTGTAATGTTTGTAAAATAGATGAAAACAATTCCTGAATGGAATCGTTAGGTAGGCGATAAGGTATTACTTGCATATAAACCTTTCCGTAATGTAGACCTAAAAGTATTTATGTTATTTTGTCGTTGCGATGAACACACCATTCCAATCTTTTGGTAATTTTTGTGTCTTCATATATTCGCATCTTTCGATCCACATCTCATAATAATTTATCATTCTT